TAAAAAAATAGGTACTAACTGGGAAAAAGTTGGTACAAAGTCTAAGATACAACATAGGTCCTTTAATGATAACTTTATGGCTGCTAATGGTACTAGACCTAACTTAAGTCTTATAGATGAGGTAGGTTTCATGTATAATCTTATAGCTGTTCTAGGACAAATGAAAGAAGCTGCAGCAGATGGTACTGTAAAGACTGGTGTTATATGGGTAACTGGTACAGGTGGAGATATGACTGGGGGAGCAACAGAAGAAGTAAAACAAGTATTTTATTCTCCAGAAGCTTTTGATTGTTTAGCTTTTGAGGATGAATATGAAAATTATAAAAATAAAGTGGGTTTATTTATACCTGCTTGGATGACATTAAATCAATTTAAAGATGATTTAGGAAATACGGATTATAGGTTAGCTTTATCTTATTTAAATAGAACTAGAGAAAAGTTAAAAATAAATGCCAAGAAGAAAAAATCCTATGAAGATGAAATTGTTTCTAGACCTATAACTCACTCAGAAGTATTTTTACTTACTAATGAGTCTATATTACCTGTATTAGATTTAAAGGAACATTTAGATAATATGTTATCTTTACAAGGTGACCCTAATATTGATGGGTTAGCAGGATGGATGCATATAGACGAAGCTGGAGAACCTTACTTTAAGCTAGATGCTAGTAATTATAAACCTGCAGATTATCCTGTAAAACCTAATATAGATAATACAGGAGCGGTAGTTATTTGGAAAATGCCTTTAGAAAATGCTACTTATGGGTGGTATGTAGGGGGAAATGACCCTTACGATTTTGATAAGGCTCCAAATTCAGTTTCATTAGGTAGCATACTTATTATGGAAAAAGGTTCCATTCATAATGGGGGGATAGATTCTATTGTTGCTGAATACACAGGCAGACCTTCACTAGCTTCAGATTTTTATGAACAATGTAGAAGATTACTTATATTTTATAAAAATGCTTCTTGTTTATATGAAAATGAAAAGCAAAATATTAAGACCCATTTTAAATCTATGAATAGTATTGGATTATTAGCATTTACTCCTGGAGTTTTAAAGGCTAATGAAACTTCTAAAACAGCTAGAACTAGAATTTATGGGCAACACATGTCAATTATTGTAAAAGATGAAGTAGAACTTTATTTAAGAGAATGGTTATTAACCCCAATTGGTGATGGAAAATTACAATTACATACAATAAAATCTATACCTTTGCTAAAAGAATTGATTTCTTATAATAAAAATGGTAACTTTGACAGGGTTATTGCATTAATGTTATGTATTATCTTGTTAGTAGAAACTAGAAATTATGCAGTAGAAAAAGTAAAAGAAGAAATTAAAGCTGACAACGAAAATTTTTTTAATAGAAAATTATTTGTGCAAAATATGCGGAGATATTAATTTATAAGTTATGGATTATACAAAAGAAGTGTCAAATGGTATTAATAGTATGCCAGAACAAAACATTCCATTTTCCCAAAAAACTAAGGAATGGGGAATTAAGAATTTGTTAGCTATTAGAGCAATGTCAAATACTACTGATGATACAGGTAGAAGTTCTAGAGAAAATAAAGAAATAAATTATGACTTAGTAAATTCTATATTTAGAGAGGAGGATTTTGAATCCACTTTAAATCCTTATGGTATTAAAATGGAGAAATTTGGTGGTGTTGCTACTAAAATGCAAAATTATAATATTATTCGTAGTAGGCTAGAAACTTTGAGAGGAGAGGAAATGAGTACTGCATTAAACTTTTTTGTGTATGCAATTGCTGGGGATGCAGTATCTGCCAAGAAGCAAAAGAGGATAGATATGGTTAAAGAGTTATTAAAGGCTAGAGTAGGAATGGAGTTCCAACTAAAGGAACAAATAGAATCTTTAACTGAACAAATGCAAACTTTACAAGAAAATATAAAAACTGCACAAGACCAAGCACAAATGCAACAAATGCAAGCTTCTATGCAAGAATTGCAAAATCAACGTAATAACTTACCAGACATACAGGCAGAAATGAAAGCTTTTAATTCTAAGTATGTGGACCCTACTGAACAAACTAATAATAAAATACTTAAATTTTTAAAAAAACAGGATAATTTAGCTTTAAAGTTTAATCAAGGTTGGTTTCATGGCTTAGTATCTTCTGAGGAAGTTTATTATACTGGGATATCTCACGGTCATCCATCTGTACGAGTAGTAAATCCTTTACAATTAGACTATGATAAAGGGTCTAATACTACTTTTATACAAGATGGTAACTGGGTAAAAGAAGAATATTGGGCACCTATAGGAGAAGTAATTAGAGAGTATGGGGATGTTTTAACTAAAGAGGAAATAAAAAAAATAGAGTCAGGACAAGAAGGACATATATTTATGCAAGATGGTATGTACCAAAGTTTTGCCTATAGTTATAATGGAGGACAAAAAAGAACAGCTACATATAATGGAAAACCCTCTCATGTTTATATGATGAAAGTTGCATGGCGTTCCAGTATGCAGATAGGAATGCTTACCTATAAAGATGTTAGAACAGGTCAAATGGTTACTGTTGAAGTAGATGATACCTTTGTAATGCCTCCAGAGTTAAAAAAATTAGGAGCTACTTTAGAATGGACTACTGACTCAGAAATATGGGAGGGGGGTATGGTAGGAAATGATATATTTGTTAATATTAGACCTAAAAGTAATCAAACAAAAAATTTACCCTATATAGGATATGTTTACAATAATGTTAATAGCATAGCTACTTCATTAGTAGATTTAGTAAGACCTCATCAATATACATATATAATTGTATGGTGGAGATTAGAACAAGAATTAGCAAAAGCTAAGGGGCGTAAGTTTATTATGGATATAGCTCAATTACCTTCCTCTATGGGTTGGGATGTTGATAAATGGATGTATTATTTTGAAAATTTAGGTGTTATTTGGATTAACTCTAAAGAAGAAGGACGTAAGGGTGACCCATCTTCCGTAGCTACTTTTAATCAGTTTAATGCAATTGATATGACTTTGTCTCAAGTAGTGGGCCAATATATGTCAGTTCTAAATAAATTAGAAGAACTAGTAGAAAATATTATGGGAGTATCCCCTCAACGTATGGGTAGTATAGCTAGTGAAGAAACAGCTACAGGAGCTCAAACAGCTATAGCTAGAAGTACTAATGTTACTAAGCCTTTATTTTATTTTCATGATTTATGTAAAGAAGCTGTATTAACAGAGTTACTAGAACTAGCAAAATTAGCTTATATAGATGGAGCTGAGATGGAGCTAATACTAGATGATTTTGAAATAGCCTCTTTAGTAGTAGATGGAGATAAACTAAATGGTAGTCAAATGGGTGTATTTGTAACTAATTCATTTGAAGATAGAAAGAATAAAGATACAATGGAACAATTATTAAATGCAGCTGTACAACAAGGTAAGGCTAGTTTAACTGATGTAGCTAATGTAATAAGTAAAGATTCTATGTCTGCTATTAGAAGTTCATTAGAAGCTGCTCAAACTAGAGCAGAAGAAGCTGCTTCTCAACAAGCACAGTCTTTAGCTGACCAAGCTCAAGCTAGTATAGATGCTGAAAATAAGAACAGAGAATTAGATAGAGCACAAGAATTAGAAATAGAAAATGCAAAAATTCAAAAAGATATTTTAATTAAAAAGATGGATGTAGCGGCTAAGGTACAACCAAGTAATGATAGTGATATACAAATGGCTTCTACTTTTACTAAATTATCTATGGAAGGTGAAAAATTAAACTTAGATAAGCTTAAAGAAGAGAATAGAGCAATTGAATCTAGTAGAAGTTTAGATATTAAAGAAAAAGAATTGGGCATTAAAAAAGAGGCCCTTAATAGTAAAAAATCAAACAAATAAAAAAAAGTATAATAAAATTTGTTTTGATACATAATTTTATTATACCTTTACAGCAACAACAAAAGTTATACTATGGCAAAATTTGCAAGCATTTGGGGAGATTTAGAAGTTAATGAATCTAGCATAACCCCAGCACCAGAAAACTGGGAGGAGAAAAATAAAGACGCAAGTTCTTTAAGTTCTTTGAAAAATACAGAAGAAGAAGATACTACTACTAATGTAGATAATGGGGAAGATTTACCTACTTCAACTAAACAGGAAAAAGTAAAAGTTCCTGAAAGTAAAGAAAATACATTTGAAGAGGAGTATGAATTTACAGAGGGGGATGTAAGTAAGGCTTATACTATTTTATTAGAAGAAGGAATTTTAGAATCAACTGAAGATGAAGAGTTTGAAGCTAGTCCTAAAGGATTAGCAGATGCAGTAGCTTCTACTATTAGGAAAAAAGTAGCTGAAGAATTATCAAAAAGGGTAATTTCTACAGAAGATGAAGATGAAGAAGAAGACTGGACTGAAACTGAGATGAACTCGGATGAAGATAAAGAAAGAGTTATAAAAGCTTATCATACTTTAATAGGGTTAGATGAAGAAGATAGTGAAGATGAACTAGCGGTAGCTATAAGTTCTGGTAAATTAGATAGAAAAGCAGAGGTAGCTTTAGCAGCATTACAAAAAAATTATACTACTAATGCCTCTCAAAAAGTAGAAGCTAGAAAATTAGAGGAACAAAGAATTGAGCAAGCTCAGAGAAAAGAGATAGATAATATACATAAAATGATTGATTCTGCACAAGAAATTGCAGGATTTAAATTAGATGAAGAAAAAAGAAAAAAATTTAAAGCTTATTTGTTTGACATAAATCCTAGAACAGGAAAAACACAACTGCAAGAAAATATGAGCAACGAAGAAAGAAGAATGACAATTGCATTCTTAGACTACGTTAATTATACAAAAGCAGATTTAGAAAAACATGTAGCAGATACGCTTACAAAAGAAAGAAAAAAGAAGTTGATGCGATATACGGATACAAATATTAAGAATGCTAACGGTAGTGCAGTTATTAAAACTAAAACTAATGCCGCTAAAGGTTCTATTGTATTCCCAAGTATATTCGGACAACAAAAGATAGTAATTGAAGATTAAAATTAAAGTATTATGTTTCAAACAGATGTATCACCTTTACAATTGCACAAATTACGCGCATTGCCTAGCGGTATGACCGAGTCAGACCATTTATCTCAAGCTTATTTAACTGAGCCAGAAAAAATGGACTCTGTACTTGCTTACGCTTTTGGCACACAAAATGAAACCGTGCTCTCTATGTTAACTGGAGGGTTGGGTAACACCAGATTTATTTCTAATAGAGAATATACCTGGGAATTACATGGACAAACTGAAAGAGCTATTGTTATTACAGGAGCTTTACAGGCTGGTAATGTAGGTCTTGCTGGTAGTTCTTTTCGTTGGAAAATGGAAGAAGGCATATTCCAAGTATCTGATAATTTAGTTACTGATAATAGAACATCAGTACGTGTATCAGCAGTACAATTTAATGGAATAGACTATATTTATACTGGTCAGCTTACTGACCCAGACCCTAAGAAATTTTTAGATGCTAGTCAATTAGCAGCTGGAGCTCGTATGTCTAAAGATTATTCTACTGTTGAAGAATTTTCTTTGAAGGGTGGTAGCACTGATTTTGTTGCTCCTATGACTTTAAAGAATCAACTTACAACATTAAGAAAACATTATGCTGTATCTCGTTCTGCTGCAACAGATGTAATGGTTATTGAATTATTCTCTGAAGACGGTATGTCAACTAAATTATGGACCAAACTGGCAGAATGGACTGCTATGGCACAGTGGTATAAAGAAATTGAACGTTCTTATATTTATAGTGTATATAATAAAGACCCACAAGGAGAAGTACGTTTACAAGGAGCTACTCACCGTCCAGTATATACTGGAGCTGGTCTTAGACAGCAAATCTCTCCTGCAAATAGAATTTATTACACTAAACTTACTTATGATATTATGGATGAGTTCTTACTAGAACTTTCTTATAATGCAAGTCGTTGGGGTGGTAATTATAACTTTGTAGCTTTGACAGGTAAAATGGGTATTAGAGAATTTAATAATGCTGTTTTGGCTCGTCAAAAAGATTTAGGTATTACTATTACTAATTCTGGAACTTTTATTACAGGTACTGGAGATAGTTTAACTTTTACAGGTCACTTTAAAACTGTTGAATTTTTAAATGGTGTTAGTTTAACTGTGAAAGAATTTGATATTTATGATGATAAAGTTCACAATAGAACTTTAGACCCTGTCACTAATAAACCTTTAGAGTCTTATAGATTTACAATTTTAAATTTTGGAACTATAAAAGGTACAGCTAACATTCGTAAAGTAGCTAAAAAGAACAGTGAAAATGCAATGTGGTATGTTGCAGGTTCTACAACTCCATTTGGAGAAGTAGCTAACTCTACTTCAGTAATGCGTTCTAACGGACTTGATGGTTATGAAGTTCATTTACTTGCAGAGGTTGGTATTCAATTGCAAGACCCAACGTCTTGTGGTGAAATGATTAAAAGACTTAATTAATGAAATTACCTGAGTACAAAAAAGTATAAAGGTATCTTTTGTTGTCAGTAAGGAGGAGGTATAACTCCTCCTGACAACAACAAAAATTTTAACTGAAAAATAACAACAAAAGATTATAAATTATGATAACAAATTTAAATGGGTTTAACAGAAACAAGTCTGTAATTTTTAAGCAGATTTACAGTGATAATTTAATTAAACTGAAAAAATATGCAGGTACTGTAACAGGTATAGGACCTAGTGTTGATAATAATGGCTTACCCGTAACAGGGTTAACAGAGAATATTACCAACCCTAGTGGAGAAGTTATAAAGGGAACTAGAGTTTTTATGGAAGAACTTTTAGATTTAGAACCTGGAACTTTAAAACAAACTAGTCCTTACTGGCTTACTTATAAAGTAAATTTAGGCCCAGATGCTATTATATTAAACTTAAATGATAATTATGATTTACTAAAGTACTTATTTTTAAGTGCACAAAGTAGTGTAGCTATTGGGTTAAAAGATGTATATGATAGTTCTCAAGTGGAGTTTGTATTATATTCTGAAGAACAAGAAGCTACTATAAAAGTTACAGAAAGAAAGGTGCTTAAAAAAGCTTATGCTTTATCTGATAAACTAGATTTAGAAACAAAAATACATTTACTTGCAATATATGGCGAAATAGCTGATGCTGCTAATGTAAATAGTATTGAAAATAAAATTGATGAAAAAATAGAGAATAACCCTCAGAAATTCTTAGATTATGCAGAAGATGATTATTTAATATATAAATCATTAGTTGCGAAATGTTTGAGTAGAGGAGTTTTATCTATAGGTGAAAAAGGTATTATGCATGGAGAAATTGCCATAGGTTATGATAAAGAAAATGCAGCAAGTAATATTGCAAAGGATAATACTTTACAAGCTATTCTTCAAGCAAAATTATCTGGTGACCTTGAACTAATTCAAAAAGCATTTAAAGCAAGTAAAATTAAACAATAATGACAGGAGCTGAATTTAGCACTTTTGTAAAAGTAAAGTTAGATAGAATAGATTCTAGTTTTAATAGTGATGTTAGAACAGAGGAAATATTATTTTTTGCTAGAGAGGCTTTAAAAAAATTAATTTTAACTTTTGATGTAGGTTCTTATGGAAGAACTACAGATAAAGGAGTATTATATGCTTATAGTGGTAATATAGTAAAACAATCTCCAGAAATACCTTTAACAAATAATCAAGTGGCTTTGCCATCTAATATTCTTAAAATTAAAGGGGTATCAGTATATGTTACTACTACTATGTCTGGAACTACTTATGCTGACTGGGTATCAGCTAGGGAAACTGACACAAATGAAATTAAAGATGTACAAGGAAATCCTTTTACTCAGTCTTTTCCTGATAATCCTGCTTACAGGCTAATGAGTAATAAGATTGTTTTTGATGCACCTAGTTTTAGTTGTATTAAAACTAAGTATGAATTTTTACAATACCCAAGTGAAATTACAGAAGAATCTACACTAGATTTTCCTTTTATGGAAGAACTAGAAGATACTACTGTAACGTTAATATTAGAAAACTTAGAGAGTCGAAGGTTGCAAAGCCAGCCTGCTGTATCTAAATCTTAATAAATGTTTAATTAAAAATTTTGTATCATGCGTAATTATGTATCAAAAGTTCTTATCGGAACAGCAACAGCTAATACAGCTATTGCACCTATTGCCCCCACAGCATTAACTTCAGGCCAAGTTATTGCATTTGATTGGGATACTCAAACAGATATCAAAGCAACCAGTGTAAATATTGGATTTGCTAGAGGTATGGATTCTTTGGGTGCGCCTATATTTGCTGGTCCTATTCCTGTAAATAAAATATCTAGTGCTGTTTTAAACCCTTATGTTGCTCCAGTAGCTCAAGTAAGAACTCTTACGGTAGATGCTGTTCCTGCAGCAGGAAAAACAGTTATTTTTAAAGTTACCTATCATGATAATTTAAGTATCATTCCTAATCAAATGAAACAAACTATTGTATCTGTGGTAGCTACAACAGCTAATATAGCTAATACTACTACTTGGGCTGCTGCTATTGCTGCTGAGTTTAACAAACAGGTCTTTTTATTTGTATCTGTAGTAGCTGCTGTAAATGTAATTACTTTTTCAGCTATTACACTTTTAACTACTAGTCAATATAATCATATTGATAGACCTGAAAGTGTTGTTTTTGAATTAGGTGTTCCAGATGATACTACTTTAGGTGTGTACGTTACTGCACAAACAGTGGCTCCTAATTTAGGACAAGGAACTGCAGCTAAAATTGCTTGGTTAGAAGAACAAGCTATGGGTCGTAGAGGTTACTCTGATAGACGTTTAGCTTTGGATACTAAGAAATATCAAAGTGACGTTGTTTCAGGAGAAACTTATGCAACTTTGATTATTAATGCTGATGATTATATTGAAGGAGATATGCAATCATTATATCCAGCCCCTGTTGGAGCCATGATTTGTGGTGATGGTGCATCTTTAGCTAATATTTTAACAGACCTTTCAGTAGCAAATATTGTCCCAGTTACTGTAGCAGGCTAAAAAAATCTTATTTATATTTAAAAAGTCTGGCATATTAGTCAGACTTTTTTTATACCTTTACAAGATGAAAGCTAAGGAATTGATTTATAATCTTAAAACTGCTTTAGCGGAAACGGGCAGTTTATTGAACACTACTACTGACCAACATCTTATGTTTATGCTTGATGAAGCTAGGGCTACCTTAGCATCACAAAAAATGAACAGCCATAGTAGTATAGATATTATGGCACAAAATGTAGATGTTAAACCTATAGCTGCTCCTACAACGGATTTAGGAACAGTAGGAAAAAGAGTTATTCTTAAAGTAGAAACACCTCCTTTTATATCTTATATTCAAGGAAATGGTATATTTACAGTTGGTACTACTGATGCAAGTATATTATATACAAGAACTAACTATTCTGAGCTTAGAACAATTTTATATCGAAAATATACAGCTTTTAGCCCTAAGTGGTGCTATTTTAATAAGGCTATATATATAATCAATAATAGTGCTTTGAGTAACAGACTTATAAGAGTTAGGGGTGTAGTTGCAGAACCTTATAAAGTTGAAATACTTAATAAAACCTACAATCCCTTAGACCCATTTAATTTTGAATATCCATTGTCATTAAATGATGTAAAAACGGTATATCAAATAGCTATGAGTGGTACACTTGGATTTGGGGATACTGCTGCACAAGCAATAAACTCTGAACAAAATAAACGTAATAAGAGTAATGATTTTTTAGAAACTTTAAAAGGTTTAGCTAATAACTCTAATACTAATTCTGAGGAATAATGTGTGTAGTTAATATATATGCCATGGGTACCCCTGCTTTATATAAAGAGTATGTAAAGCATAATTATAAAAATCCTGTTTCTTATAAAGAATTTCAACAAGTACTTGTCGAGTGGGGCACAACAGTATGTAATTATTTATTAGAGGGAAAAACAGTACAATTACCAAAAAGGATGTCTTCTTTACTAGTTGTAAAAAAAATAAAAAAAAGATATGTAGATTATAAAGAATCAAAGATTCAAAAGAAAAAAGTGTATAAATCAAATGTACACTCAGGGTTCTTTGGAGCTAGGATATTTTGGAAAAGCCATTATGCTTCTTACGCTTTAAAAGGATGGGAATTTAGACCTCATAGAAATTTATCTAGAGCTCTTGCTGGTGTTATGAATACTCCAGGGGAACATAGAAGGTATATGGAAAGAGTTATAGCAACAACAAATGTAGGTGCACAAAAAAGTGTATATGCAAAAACAATTTTTAAATTATGAACTATGATACAGTAGAAGTAGTAATTGATAGATTATTACGAACATTTAAATTACAAGAATGGCAGTATGATGTAGATGCTTTAGTAGAAGATATTGCAGAGGCTTTAAAACTTATAGGAGCTCAAAAAATATTTGCAGAGGTTACTGTAGAATTACCAGTAGTGAGTAAGTTAGTTAAATTACCCCCTGATTGTCAGCATATAATGGATGTGTTACCTCATACAGTTAAGTATAAAGAACAAGGAACTTTCATAACTATAGATTTACCTGATAATAGTCTTGTTACTTTACAATATCAAGCTATGCCCATAGATTCCAGGGGTTACCCCTTAGTACCTGATGATGCTTCAGTGAGAGCTGCTATTATGTGGTATATGGTTGTTATTTTAATACTACAAGGAGAGATTAAAACAGTTAATTATTCTTTAGCTGAAAGTGAATGGCAATGGAGGTGTAGTTCTGCAAGAGCTGCATTAAATTCATTAAGTCTTGCACAAGTAAATACTATGTATCAAAACTTTGTTAGATTAAATCCCCTTAAAAATGAGTATGAAACTAACTTTGTACAAATGAATAATATAAATACTCTTGATAGAGATAAATTTAAGTAATGATAAATGTAAATTTTACTAAAGGAATACATACTAGTTCAGACCCTATAAATACTCCTGAAGGATATTATAGAGATGCTGAAAATATGCGTTTTAGTGGTGGAGGTAAAAGAACTGAGGAAGGTAATAAAAGATTAACTAGTGTGCAACCTACTTATAAATATAGAGGTTCTTGTGTTATAGACGACCTTCTAATTATATTAGCTTTAAATGAATATGGACTTAGTATTATAGGTTCTTTAGATAGTACTGATACATGGGAAACTTTAGTAAATTTTAGACAACCTGATGTATTAGGCTTAGAAGGAGATGGCGCTGAAACGGATAATAGTAAATTAATACAAGTAGAGGGGAGAAAAAATTGGGCTGGAGAAAATATTATATACTTTTCAACTTATAAAGGAGCTAGAAGAATTAATTTAGGTAGTAATTACACTGATAAGTATTCTCAGTATAATACTGTGGAGTTTGATAAAGCTACAAAATTATTCTTAGAATATGAATTACCTCAAACAAACTATGTAGGAGAATCTCAAAATGGGGAATTACTTAGTGGAGTTTATCAAATAGCAGCTAGATTAGTTACAGATTCACTAGCTAAAACTTCATTTGGTATAGTATCCCCTGTTATTCCTATTGTTCAAATATCCACAAAAAGTGAAAGAGATGCTATAGTTGGGGATTCTCCACAAACTAGAACTACTAAATCAATTGAATTATCTATATCTAATGTAGATACAACTTTTAAATATATAGAACTTGGTGTACTTACTTATGTTGGAATAGCAAATACTCCTAAGCTTAATTATACAAGTTTAATCCCTATTAATGGTAAAAGTATAATTAATGTTACTTATCGTGGAGAATCTGAACATAGTGGTTCTTTAAGTTTAGAGGAGTTTATTATTTCTGGTATATCTTACAATAGTTTTAAGTATGTAACCCAGAAAGATGGAATATTATTATTGGGTGCTTTAAAAGAAGCTGAGAAAATAAATATAGATTGGTTTAGGGTAGCTTCAAGAATAGTCTCAAAATATATTGTAAAAGAAATTCCATATAATGAATCTATTACTTTCATTCAATCACTTAATTTAGAAGGAGATATTTTTAAGCAAGATGTTAATGTAATAAGTTCTTCTCCTAGTGATAATGGGTATAAAAATCCTATGACTTGTGCATTATATAAGGGGTATAGACGAGATGAAGTTTATGCTTTTACTTTAACTCCTGTTTTCAATTCAGGTGTATATGGTCCAACTGTTCACATACCTAACAATAACTATGGGGGAGTTTTAACTTCTGGAGTCAAAGAAGCTGCAACAGTAGGTATGTTAGGTAATTATATTTCTGAGGAACAATATGATGAAGATGTATATTATGAGGCTGATGGTATTACTAAATTACCTGTAGGTAGTGGTTTACGATTACATAAATTTCCAGGTCCTGATATTGAACCTATTATAGGGGATAATGGAGGGCAACAAGTTATTAGAATATTAGGGGTTAGGTTTGAAAATATAGTATTAGATAGTACAGAATTAGAATATTTACCTCTTATATCAGGCTTTATTATTGGTCGAGTTAATAGAAAAGGACATGAAACTCAATTAGCTCAAGGTATAGTTAGACCTAATACACAAATTTCTTTTGCTGGTAATAACACCCAAACTATAAATCCTATGTTAGGAGATGGATTTTATTACTGGGAATTGCGTAAAGCAGGTAATAGTTTATGTAAACCTACAGGAAATTTAATGTTAAATGATTTTACTTTTATAGCTCCAGATATTATACATAATTTATATGGAGCTACTTCAGCATCACATATTAAACAATTTGCTAAATATACCTCTACCCCAAATATGTTTCCTTATACTTTTTCTAGGTTACCTGCTGTAACAGAGCCTTCTTTAACAGCAGGATTTTTTAGAAATATTTTAGCACTTTCATCTGAGGATTTAACTTTAAACAGGGAAGAAACACTTCTAAGTGGATTATCTGTTACTCAGGGTCCTTTTGGAGTTCCAAGACAACCTCATAGTAAAGGAGGTAAAGAAAATACAACTATCTATAAAGGAGTTAAAAGTATGCAGATGTGTTCTTCTAATGGGTTTGTATGGTATAGTACTGAAGGTGATGTACCTATAAAATATGATGTTCACAATTATTCTAATTATACAGAAATATCTCAACATATTCAAGGTAGTGGAGCTAATATAAATAAATTTATAGCAGATGTTAAAGTTATTAGTGCACAGTTAAGTTCTAATGATTTTGTTATTCATACTACGGTACGAAAAAATACAAAACAATATGGAGCATTAGCACAAATGACTTCTATGTTTGTGCACTATATGGATTATAAAAATCCTTCTAGAAATTACACTGGTGCTCCTATAGTTGATTTTTATAATGGAGATACTTTTATAAATAAATATGGGCTTACTATTAATGAGGAAGGATATTATCCTTACCCACCTGATGATACTACTGAAAGTTCTAAATTTATAAAACCAGCAAATGCAGCTGGTATTATATATTTTTGGTTAGAATCTAGTAACAATTATGATTATAGACACTATATAACCCCTTCTTCTTATAGTGCTGGAAGTGTAAGTTCTAGTAGTGGGTCTATGCCATTTTTTCCAGCATACAAAAGGTTGCTTAGTTCACAGGGTTCTTTTGGTCTTCTTAATATATCTGCAGAAAATTGGGTATTGCCTGGCTATCCTAGTCAGTACAATAATCAATATTCTGCACAACCTAATATAAAACCATTTACTATAACTCCCATAGAAGATATAACTAGAAAAGCTTCTTTATTAAATAGAATTATTTATTCTAGTATGTCTGTACAAGGGGAGAAAAGTGATGCATACCAAATATTTTTACCTAATAATTATTATGATGTACCACAAGAATATGGTACATTAACAGATATTTTTACATTTAGAGAATTGTATGCTACTACAGCACAAACTCACTGGAGATTATTTTTTAATACTTTAGCTACTCAGGCATCTAGTGTAGGCGAAATAGTTTTGGGTACAGGCGGAGCTTTTAATAGACCTGCTGTACCTACTACAACTCTTACAGGTGGTTATGGTGGATTAAGTCATTGGACTCACGGAACTGCAACTATTGCAGGAAGAATATTTGTAGATAAAATTCAAGGTAAGATATTTGTTCTTGGAGAAGGTTTAGATATTATATCTCAAGATTTAGCTGATAGTGAAAGAGTTAGAGTACAAGGATTGAAAAATAACGAAATAATTATAGCAACAGAACCATTAAGAGAAAGAATATTTATTAAAGTAGGAGATATTTTGTGGAGTTATAATTATGACCAAAAAGTATTTGTAAGTCGTCATACTTATATGCCAACTTATATGTTTTCAAGAGGGTCTAAGCTTTATTCATATAAAGATACTAAAGGTTTTTATATACACAGTGACCCAGAAAGTTCTACTTTTTATGATAAAGTAATACCATACTCTATATCTATAGCAGTTAATGCAGCAAAGACAACAGATAAGGAGTTTAAAAATATTGAATTATTTACAACTAAATTTGGTAATAACTTAGTACCTTTACCTTACTCAACTTTTGATGAGCTTGAAGTATGGAATGATATGAGGTACTCAGGAAAAAATAAAATTATTGTAAAAACAGAAGCATTTCAAACTAGTGGAATATTAGAAGTACTTGCATCTAAGGTAAAAAATTCTTTTAGATTATTTGTTCCTAGAGATGTAGTAGTAAATCCTTCTATTAATATAAAGAATATAACAAATAATAGAAGTACTGAAAAATGGTTACCTAGAATGAGAGGTAATTATATAGTAATTAAATTAAAATCAAACCTTACAACAGGGTCTTTATTTTTATATGATGTAGTTGTAGATGTTTCAGAAAATATTAGATAATTATGACTAAAGGTAAATTTTCAAGGGCAAAAAGTATGAATGAAGCAAATCCTGGTTCTGGGGATGAGCTAGTGATGGAAGGTATAGGAGATGCAATAGGGTCAGTTACACAATTAGCAGGCTCTTTTGGTTCTATTCTTAAAGATACTAAGCTTAGTTCAGTTGATAAAATGAGTGAACGAGGTACTATCACACATACAAGAAATTTAGGAGGTAAAACTATGAATATGGCAACAGCTGGTGCAAATGTTGGTAAAACATTTGGTACTACTGGTATGCTAGTTGGTGGTGCTATTGGAGCTATAGGAGGATTTTTTGGAGCTTTAAAAGACAAGAAACCTACAATGGCAGAACAAGCTTTACAAGAAGGTAGGTTTCAAATGGGTCTAGCTATGAAAAATGTTAGACCAGAAGATACATTTGCTAAACAACAACAAATGGCTAAAAATGGGCTTAATGTAAAAAGTAGTAAGGACATTGAAGTAGAGAAAGATGAAATAGTTTTAAGAAAAATTGGCAATTCTTTTAAAAAAGTAGCTGATTTTAAAGGAGGTAAATCTCATATTGAAGGAGGAGAACAATATGAAGCTTCTGAAGGTGATATTATAATTCCAGGTAAAGAACGTAATAAAATAAATTTATTATTAAAAAATAGAAGATGGACAGCTATTGAATCCATCAGACAATCTTTACCTAAAGATACAGGTAAAACTGTGTTTAAAACTGGAACTAAAAGTGTGGACCCTCCAGGTAATCTTAATTTTGGGGATGATGCTAAAGAAATTGCAAATCATATTATAGAAAAATTAGTAGCTGGTGGATTTACAGAAATTGCTGCTAAAGGTATGGTAATAAATTTTATAACTGAAACAGGAAATTTTACAGATTTTGAGGAAAATGGTTTATCTCCTAATAAAGGATTAGGTCTTGCACAATGGACAGGTCCTAGAAGACGTATTTTTGAACAATACTTAAAAGATAATAATAAGTCTGTAAAAAGTATAGATGATAATATAGATTTTTTATTTTATGAGTATAAAAATTATTCTCAAAATATAGGGGTATCTATAAAAGAATTAAACAATAGTACTAATGTACCTGATGCTACTAGAAAAGTTTTAGAACGTTATGAAGTTCCTAATAAAAAGGTAACTAGCTTAAAAGCTAGATTAACTGCAGGTAGTAAAGTTTTAGCAGATGTAGGAAGTAAAGAAGATATAGATAAAGCCCTCGCTATTACTACATATAAAGGTTCTGATGTAAAAAATGAAACTATTAAGGATAATAAAGAACAAAAAGCTTCAGATGTTCCCTCTTATTTAAGTCCTTCAAAACCAGAACAATTAAAACCAAATAAATTACCACAAAAGGATATAGATATTGATAAAGCTTCAAAACCATCTAATTATGCTAGAGGTTATTATAATAATGATGATTATGAAAAAGGTGTAAATAATAATAATAAACTTAATAAAGAGGCAGGAAATTTTGTAGCAAATGCAATATCTGGTATAATTCCAGGTGTAGGGGTTTTTAATAAACTTACTAATGTTGTTACGAGATTAAAGGGAAAAAATACTTCAAATATAGGGTTTACATCTAAGAAAGCTCAGGATGATATGGATACATTTATGAATTGGTATCAAAAGAAACGAGGATTCCTTGGTACTTTTAAAGATTCTTTTACTAGTATCTTTGATAGTGTATTAGGTGCAGTAATAACAGGTAGAAATTATGGCACAGCAAGAATTTTAGTAGCAAAAGCAGCTATGGAAGATTTATCAAACAAGGAGTTTCAAGGTATTATGGAAGAAGCAAAAGCTGCAGGGGTACTTGCACAAAACACAGAATTTTTATTACAAGATATAAAAGAAAATCCATCTAAATTTACTCCAAATGATGAAAATGGGATATTAGTTGCTAATGTTATTACATTTTTAGCAGATGCCCCAGTTATGATTACTAAAGCAGGAAAGCTTCCTTCTATGGCTAAGAGTATGTATAACTTTATGAAAAAAGCCCCTAAGTTATTTTCAAAATCAGAAGCTGCTGCTGATATAAAGAAAATAGTAGGAGGTCTTAATGCTGTAGAAAAAGCAATTAAATATGCAGATGTTACAGAAGCTGCTGTTAATACTGCTAAAAAAGCAGGTGTGGTAGGTAAAGATTTAGAAAAATTAGAGGCAAAACATGCTAGAGCTGTAAGTCTTCTTTCAAAAGGTGTAGCTAAGGCGAGAACTAATGAAGCAGCATTTGTAAGTACTTATGGAAAAGAGGGGTTAGGTATCCTCGAAAAAGCTAAACAAGATTTAACATCTGCTAGTACAGCTGGTTCAAAAATTGTTGAAGCTTTTAAAGAAGAAAAATATGTTGCTGAAGTAGCTTCTAGTGCTAATAAATCATTAAAAGCTAATTCACCTGCAATTGAAAAAATAATAAATTCATTCAATTCTACTAAAGTAGATGGGTCTAAAGTTAGTTATGACAAATTAATGGAAGAGGCTGCAAACTTAGATAAAGCTAAAGTACCTGTTCCTGATGGTGGGTCATGGGTAGAGTCTGTGAAAAAAGTTTTTAATTTTATAAAATCTAATGCAGATAAAGC